GGAAACAAGCCAGGCTTTAGCCCTGTCGTTGTAAGCTCCAGCAGGGACATTGACCAGATCCCAATAAACGTGCCAAAGATCGGCTGTCGCGCCAATCGTGCCTGTCAGCGTTTGAAGGAACTCATTTTCAAGTTCCGGTATCCCGCCCCCTACGCCCACCTGGTTCGACAAGTAGGCGTGTTTGATGTCCTGTAGAGCTTCGGGCATTACTCATTCTCAGACGATGGTTCTTTCTTTGCCGCAGCTTTCTTCTTTGCTCGCAGCGCAGACTTCTCGACGTAGGCCGCAATCGTGTCAACACTCAGGCCAAGCTCGCCAGCGATGTCTTCGTCTGTCGTGCCAGCAGCAACCATTGTTTGAACACGCGAAGCATTCTTCGACGTAAGAACTTCTCTTAGATTCTTTCTCATAGTGCAAGACCCTCTGCCCTGTTAATTGTGCGGATGATCTTGTCATCCACTGTGGTATTCGCGCCCGGATCTGCAACCGCATCATGGATGTCACGGTTCGCAGTCGAGAGCAAAATGAAGTTGGCCCCTGTTGCCTGGAGCGCCCAATTCGCTGTCACGCTGTAATCCTCTGTACCAAGGTTCACAGACGCAGCAGCAGCAACCCGCTTGTAGACACTGCCAGCAGTGCCGCCACCAGCGTAGCCACCAGCCAGCAACACGCTCTGCCCTGGACGAACTGACTTCGTTCCATCAGCAGTACCAAAGTCAACAACGCCCCGACCAAGACTTTGCAGATTCGTCCTGGATCGAGGCAGTGCGCCCTGGCGAACGCAGCTCTTTCTATTTGTCAGCATCTTTCTTCACCTTCCTGGGAGGCAGGTAGATCTTCCTGCCGGTAGTGTTGCGGTGCTTCGCGTAAGGCGATGCTTGCTCCGCATACTTCGTGAAATTCGTTTTTGCTTTCGCAGTTCGCCTCATTCTTCACCTCCTGGTAGAGAAGGCCGAGCGCCGGAGAGGGAGCCAGAGCCCGGCCTGGGTTCACCTACTATTGATTAGGTGATCGTGTCAGCCACATGGACCTTAACGACATGCTCGTCTTCAACACGAACCGCATCCATGCTCATCGCACAGTACAGTTGCCAGTTGAATGACTGGTCAGGTCGCTCTGCTACACGCGCCCAGATATCCTTGGCGACATGGAGGCCGATGCCGTATTCAGTGAAGAACAGGCAATCCAGCTCGTTAGCAGAAGGGACATTCAATCGGGTCGAAACAACCCAATCGTAGCCCATGAAGCCAGGCATGTAGCCGTCAGCCAATGCCTTGCGGTTCTGGAAATCACCAGAGGTTACTTCCATCAGTTGCAGCAACTTGCGGCGCTGCTTAGGCCCGATGACCGCGCACTTCTTTATGTCAGGATCGATGTCGTTGTCGTAGAACAACTCATCAACCTCCAGGATGAAATCAAGATCGATCTCGCCTGAACCGTTACCGATAGTCTGACCAGCAGTGAAAGCGACTGTGCTGCCGTCCTGGTCGAGCGCGTTACCGATTGCGTCAGCGATGATGATGTCATCAACCTGCCGGTTCATTGCCGCAGCCATAGCCTTTGTCAGCTCTGACTGAGGATTGGCGAGCATCTGTGCTACATCTTCCGGCTCAACCGTTTCACCAACATGGTAGGTCGAGATGGAAGTTTTGCGGCCACTCCACGCAGCATCACTCGTCGGTGACGTGGTTCGAGCAGATGATTTCGCGGATGCACTGACTGACGCCAGGCGATCCCATCGGTGAGATTCAGAGTTTTTCGATACTTCCCGAACGTAGTTTCGGAGTTTCGAGCGCGTCTGTTGCGCCAGTTGACGCACGTTGCCTTCAAACGTAAGGACGTACGCATTGTCGATTGTAATAGCCATACCAGGCTCCTATGTAATGAATGGTTCTCATCGTCATCGGAGCTGGCCCAGGTGGGACTCGCTTAGACTACGGTTGCTCTGCCTGGCTTAAGACCTCACGGCTATCTTTATCTCCGTTGACTCCCCGAAGGGAGTCGGCACGAATGGAGATTTAAACCACGACAGTTACGCCGTGTTTGAATTATGGCTCACAGAGAGAGTGAGTAGAATGGACGGATTTACAGTCAATACGAGTAGAGATGCGGCCTGGGTCGGCCAGGCTTTGCTGGCCCAATCCCCAGGTGCAGATAACGACCACCTCCTTTTTGCTGGACGCCTATGACCGTGATTTTCGGATGATTGCTTGCCGCCTTATTGAGCCGGAACGCCAGGCGATGCGAGCATGAGACATCAGCGCATGTGCCTTCTGAATGCTCTCCTGGCTCATCTTTTGAAGCCTCAATAGGATGGTCAGGACAACGATAACCAGAATTGATAATGAGAGCACTGCCAATCGCTGAACGGATCTCCTGCATGACATCGATGAACTCATCCCGAATCTCGTTCCTGCCGCAGCCGCACTTACAGGCAAACTCTTCGCGGGTGAAGTTTTCCCATGTCACCAGTTGCCACCTATGCCAAGCATGGCCCCAACGCGAACGCCTCGATGGTAGAGCTTCGCCTTCCAACGAGACATGCCGCAATCAAGCAGAGCCCGGTAGAACATATCATCCGCCTTCTTCCTGGTTTCCCATTGGCGTCGACACATATCATCGTGAACGATAGCAGCCCGGACAGATGGCCCAAGCCGGTCAAACAGATTTCTCATCCCGATGGGAATTGACGCGAGATCAGTTGACTGCCCGGCCCTGACAACGTACTTGCCGCCAGGCAACCCATGATGCCACCAAATGAAATTGGAGTGCAGGAGAAACGGGTCATTATCAGGGTTATACGTCAGGATCAGAGGGCTGAAGCTCATCACTTCCTCCTACCGTAATCTTCGGCTTGGCGATCTCGCCATCACCGATGGTTCCGCTGACTTCAACCTCGAACAGACCAGCATCAATACTGATAGATCCGGTTGTGCCGCAGCCAGACAGCACCAGGAGCATAAGACCAAACAGCGCCCAGATCATACACGCGCCAATCATCCAGCCTACAACGCCTTCAGGGTTATCTTTCATAGAGGATCTCCGAATGCGGCAGTCGCCACCTGTTGAGTGCCACCAGGCAGCATTCGATACAGCTCCATAACTTCCTGGATTGCTCGCTGCCTTGCGCCTGGTTCAGCATGAGGATTGTTGAAAGGATGCTCCCGGTTGCCCCGGATCTCATCGATCTTCGCCTGAGCTTCCGCAGGGGTCAGCTTCCCGGACTCACCACCATTCGTTGCGCCCGGCGCTGACTCGCCAACCATGCGCTGCCTCATCGCGTCCATCGCCATGTAGTCAGTCGCATCGAACTGGCCGTTCTCTTCAGCATCTCGCCAGGACTGAGGGAGCTGCATCTGGTTCATAAACTGGCGCACACCTTCGATCTTTTGATCGTAGGCCGCACCCCATTCAGTCTTGAGCTGAGACATCGACTCACTGACCCTGGACTGGCGCTCACCGGAAGCCTCTGCCTCCATCTGCGCCATAGCACCAAACACCGCCTTGAATTGATCTTCAGTCAGGTTCGCCTGGTGCGCCGCCTGCCGTACCGCCTCAAATCGCTCAGAGTCAGGATCAAAGCCTTCAACGTCCAGGTTGTACCCGGTAGGATCTTCAGGCATCCCCAAAGACTTGAACAGCGCAGCCGCTTCTTCTGCATTCCTGGGCTTCATCACCAGGTCAGGCATTCGCTCCATGAGCTTCTGCGCGACCTCCATGCGTTGCTCATCACTGGCATCTTCACCAGGCAATGCAACCGCACGACCACGAAACGATCTCAGGTTATCCGCCCACTGCCAGAAGTCTTCAGGGCTCTTTGCGTTCTTTACCTCGTCCCAATCCTTCGCGTAATCAGGGGCGGTATCGAGTAGGTTGAACTCAGGGGTTTCAGTGGTTTCGCCAGAAGGATCTCCAGCGCCAGCACCGGCTTCTTCACCGGCTTCATTCATCAATGGGTATTTCATGTTCGGGCTCCATAGCGTCGATTCTGATTAGGGCTTCAATCACCTGGTTATTGCCGATCATCACCCTCACTTGATCGTCAGCAGCTTTCGCCAGGTCATCTGCCGTGTGATAGTAGTCATCCTTCAGCGCCTCAAACGCCCCCGGGTGCGCCGCTATCATCTGGCGGATCATGTTGCGCTTGCGGATGTTCCGCTTGCGTAATTCCTCAACCGTTCTCTTTCGTGTATCTGTCACTGCGCTCCAGGCATCATCTGAGTCACGTTACTCATGGTCTTGCTGGCAATCTCATCTTGCTCAAGCTGTTCCCGGTTACGCATCATCTGATCCCTCTCCCCTCTCATTTCCTCAACTTCCTCGATACCCTTCATCAGCTCTTTCGGCAGGTTGCGAGCTTCAGCAGCCTTGCGGATGAACTTGTCAACGTCAGGCACATCGAGAGCTTCCGGGAACACCTGGGCAATGGCCGCAACGTCAGCCAGGAAGCCCTGGATTGCATCGATCTCATCTCGCTTCTGAGCCCTCGCCATCGTTCCGAGATACTGGATATCCATCTCAGCATTCGACTCGATAACAGCAGCAGGTGGCTCAGGCAGTCGCCCGGCGCGGAACAGAATGTTGAAGGTTCGCTGAATCAGCGGGTCGAGCATGTAGGACTTCAGGTATCCAAATGTCGCGCCCAGGGTTCTCTGCATCAACTCCATTCGGGCCATCGTTTCTGTCGCAGTCATGGCCGGAGATTCTTTGAGCTGGAGATCATCAGCATGGAAAGCCTGGCGGATAGACTGCACAAGCTCTTGTTTCTGGAGCTGAGAGACATCGAAGGATGCCCCCGACTGGACTACACCAAATGAGTCTTTGTCCCTGACCATCGTCAGCCCACCGGCCTTGAAGTCAATGTCAGAGAACAGGCCAGCCTCTTCTGCCCACAACGGAGGATCAATCGCCTTCTCAGCAGCCGTGAGGATCATCTTCACCAGCTCGTTCAGGGTCAGGATGTCGGGCATAGCTCGCATCGCAGGAGACAGGCCGTACTTGCTGTCTGAATGCTCAAGCCACCGGGGAGCAAACACTGGTCGCTCGTAGTAGCCGCCCTCTTTCCCGATTGTCTGCTTGCCTTTGCTGTAGACGTACTGATAACCCCAGGGGCGAAGCTCAGGGGCCAATGGCCGACTGACATCCGCATCCTTGTATTCGTCGCGCTCGTAAATGGCAAAGATGATGTCGAACCGTTCGTTCACATCACCGTTGATGTATTTCTCCAGGATGTCAGCCGGGGTATCTTCACCGAACTTGTCGTACACCTGTGATGCAGACCAGGATAGCTGCCGGTAGTATCGCTTCGGCTGGCCGTTGATGTCGCTCTCGAAATAGGATGACTTCAGTGGCGCAGTCGTAAACTCCAGATCCCCTTCACCCTGGGTTTTCTCTTCTTCGATCAGGAACGACATGCCCCATGACGGGAGATCCAGGTACGCCTTGTTCATCTCCAGGTGGAAGTCTGATTCCTGCAACGCCTGGTAAAGCACCTCGCTGCACTCTTCGAGCCACTCAGCCGCTTCCTGGTTGTTGTTCAGGTCATCGTCCTCGAAGACCAGGTTCATCCACTTGATCAGTGGAGGCGTCAGCGAACCATGAATGCTGGCCGCAAGCTCCTGGCAGGCAATGACAGCAGTGGAGTCAAACAGTTGCCGGGATCTCCAGTCGACAGAATTCTCGCCCTGGTGTTGGCTGTAGTATTGGCCGGAGAATGGTCGGCAGAATTGCTCGATCAGCTCGTATAGCTCATCGATGTTCGACCTCTCCATCTTGAGAGACTCAAGCCGCTTGACGATTTCTTCGGGTTTCATAGGGACACCTGGACTGGTATCCCCGCATTTTATGGGGTCAGGTATTGAATAAGAATGGACGGATCTACAGTGATTTGATGACCCTGGGCTTCCTGGCTCGCTGCGCCGGGGTGCTGAGAAGCTGCCTTCCTTCGCCTGCACCAACCATCAAATACTCCAGGGACTCGCAGACATGACTCCAGTAATTCTTGTCAGGGACATCGTGGTATCGCTCATCCCCGGCGATCTTCATGCGCCGGTAGCAGAACTTCCCGGCCAGCCCTTTTCTCAATATCGTGCAGCCAGGATCGATGATGATGCCAGGCTCATGTGCCATCGTTGACCGGGTGAAGTGCTGGCTGAGTGACTTGCGCCGGATCTCAACGTCATTCGTGCCAGCCTGGACACAGGGAACGCCTGCCGCATTGAGGATCTGGAACGGCGTCTTCTTGGTTGACTGGTTGCCTGAGCCACCGGCAGGATCTCCGAATCCGCTTGCAACCTTGAACCCGAGCGCCCGGTATTCCTCCAGGACATCCTTGAGCATGGGAGCGAACTCATCAGCAGCCATGTCCTCAGTGACCACCTCCCGGAATATCCTCCACTGGCCGTTTACCTTCTGCCCCAGGGTGGCCGCAGGGGTCAGGCCGAAATCCAGGCCGAACTGGATGATGTGACCGTCTACCGGCTCGCAGGGCTGGCAGTGCATGCTGTCGACGTACAACGGATGCACCGGCTTGCCATCAATCGAGAACCCGTATTCGTTCGCCACGTTGACCTTGATCCAGTCATGCGCCTTGCCCTTGATGAGATTCTCGTAGTAGTTCTCAGGCAGGTTGTCGTAGTTCTCGCAGTCTGGATTGATGACCCACTGCTTTGCCCCGTCATCCCAATAAACCGCGCCCGGCTGGTGGTGGAATGTCCAGTTGTCAGGACGGATCTCTTCAGCCAGGTGGTAGATCCACTCATCTTCATCCGGCGAGTTATAATCACCGATCATGCCATGCCAGTCGCACTCTACCCCGCCCTGGATGGTGGTCGGATACCGGCCATGCCGTGAATCAGCGATGTCCACAACGGCCTTGTTCAGCTCCTTGACCTCATTGAGCCAGAAGCCCGTCACCTGGTAGCCACGCAGCTTGCGAACAGCGTCTTCACGATCCAGGGGTAGAAAGATCATCTCAGCCTTCACTGTCGTATTGTCATCCAGCATGAAATGGAGGTAATGGCAGGCAGGATCAGCGCCGCCCTTCACGAACCGGCCCAGGTCGCCAAACATCTCAAGCCAGTCCTTGATCGTTGTCCCGGCGAGATCCCCGGCAGTGTTACGCACCGCAACCCACCGGGAAGGACGCACACCTTCAGGGT